TCATAACCTGCATTACATTTGCAGGTGGTTGTTTAGTTCTAACTATTCCGCCAGGTCTATTAGTTAATAAATCATCAATGGCAACTTGACCATCTTGTATTGCAATTCTATTATTATTAGTTAGATACATATTATCTAACATTTGTCTCATCACAGTAGATTTAATTAATTGTATGTCTTCAATCAATTCAGATACAGATCTGCCATAAAATCTATGAGGCATTATAATTGGAGTCATTGAAACAAAAGGAATTGAATCAATCTCTTGCATATCTAATATTTTATATGCACCTGTTCCTGCTAAACAAACTTTATATAATTCTGATTTGCCATCTTCATTGGCATCCATTTTTACATAACATTCGTGTATTAATACTTCGTCAGAAGAATCATCACCTCTATCTTGTGGAGCTGAGAAATCAACTTCTTGGTATCTAACTTGTCTGTCTTCTAAATAATATTCTGAATCACCAGTAGGTAAGTTATAAACTACATCTTGATCATAACCCATTTCAACTAATTGAGTTCTTGTCATATAAGTTCTATGGCAAACAAAGTTTGCAGAATCTATAGACTTAGCTCTACGTTCAATTAAAAATTCTTCAGGTGGTACTGGTTCAATTTTAACTTGTCCGTATGATTGAGTTTTATAAACTACTACATTATGAAATGTAACTTTATCAATTACTTTATTATTTTGATCTTTAAATTCTTCTTCGTATTCTTTGTGTTCACCAATAGAAATTTCTGGATCAGCAATTAATAAATTATATTCATCTTCAGTTAATTTGTGATATTCTTCTCTTGTAGTTTTTTCAGAATCATCCCAATAAATTTTTAGTATTCCATTCTTTTGAATCAATGCATCTTTAAATGCAGTATACAAAGCAGTGAAACCTCTATTCTCTTTATAGAAAACGTGGTTAATATAATCACTTGCTTGTTTTGCAACTTTCTCATCTTCTGGTCCAACAGGTTCACAATGAAATACGTTATCACCTGCTGTAAATATTTTCATCAATGATGGCATTAATGATTCAACTGTATCAGATACATCTGTACTGATTACTTGTGATCTGCCTTCTTGTTCATTACCAAAAGGTTTGCCTAAAAAATATTCTAATGATTTTCTTCTACGAGAAACAATCTCACCACCAATGTAACCTGATGATGCTCTAATTTCACTATTTAATAATGCTAAAATTTCGTTATCTGTTTTCATACTATGTATTTATAATCTACGTTAATTGGTTTATTCCATTCTGTAGTGTCAATTGGGTCGTGTACGCATCCATATCTAAAGGAGTCTGCTGCATGTGAGCACCAATCGTGTAGTGGTTTATTTTTAAAAACTTGGTTTTTTTCATCCCATTGTTTTCTATATTGTCTTAAAGCATCTAAACCTAACTTGCATTTTTCTCTATCAAACCAACAATGAGGCAAAGTATTTCTTACTGCTTCAATTCCGTGATCTACTTCTAGCTTAGGTGCTATCTCAAAGTCAATACCAAGTTCTTGAGAAACCTCAAGTCTTGATTTACCAGTACCAAGCTCTCTTGCTTGAATATCGTGAGGAGCTATATGTCTTTCATATGCATAACCTTTTTCCTCTAATACGTCTGCATAATGCATTAATGATTCACCAGAATTTTCATAGTAATCTATGAGATGAATTTCTTCACCAATTCTTTGTGCAAACCAAATTGCAGTTGAATCACCTATACCTAAATCCCACCAAGTTTCAACGCCTACGTTTTCATCTAAAGGGACATTAGTAATTCTTTTTTCACTATCTGCTTTAGTAATTAACTTACCATAATAAGATCCACTTACCGCAGCAGTAAATGAACATTCAAACTCTTGATCATATTGTTCGTCAGTCATTATATCCTGAGCTTGTCTTAATTCTTCTTCAGGAATAACTTTAGTTTCACTAGCTCTATATAATCTACCAAACCAATCTTTATGACCTCGTAATGAAAAATCATAAACTTCCCAGAATTGATTATGTCCCATTGGCGTGCCTATGAACATAACCCAACCTAAATGATCTGAGATAGCTGGTCTAATAATTTCTGTCCAAACTCTAGGAGCCATCAATGCGTATTCATCTAATACGACTCCATGAAACCCCATACCTCGAAGCGAATCTGGATGATCGGCTCCAAAGATTTGAATAGTTGATCCATTAAATAGATCTATTTTTAATTCTGTTTCGTTTTTGCTACCGCCTAAATACATTAAAGGTTTGGTGTAATATTTTAAATATTCCCAAGCAATAGATTTACCTTGTCGGTATGTTGGTGCTACGAAAGCACACTTTGCCATTTGTTTTGAAACAGCAGTTTTAATTAATTCATTTATTGAAAGTACGCTTTTTCCAAAACGTCTATGACAAACTAATACATTAAATCGTTTAAGACTGTTATGTACTTCTCTTTGTAATGGTCTGGGACTATAAGGAATGTTAATGTTTTTTTCTTCTTGCTTGACTTCTTCCTTACTCGTCTCCCCATTTGATGTTGATTTTAATTGGTCCATCAGATCCAAGTTTAGTAGTTGTCGTAGCTAATTTTGCGTGAACGTACGGAGCTGCTTTTTCCGCAGCCATCATTTTTCTTTCTGGAGAAGACATAGGATTATTTAATACAGCTAACATATAATCTAATGGAGAATGATTGTACTTGACTGCTAATTCGTCAAGCATCTTCCATTTAGCTTTAGTAGTAGATCCTTTAGGTCTACCTGCACCTTCTCTTTTTCCGCCTCGTGTTGTCATATTAATATCTTTGTCTCTTATCAGGTTGAGATAAGATCATATCTCTAAGATCTCTATCTTCACCTGGCTTAGGAGCTTTGGCATATCTTCTAGAAGGAGCACCAGCAGCGTAACCAGCTAATGTTAATCCTGCACCAATAGCACCTATTTTAATTCCTTTGCTAATAACACCTTTAGTCATTCTAGCACCAGAAGAAAATTTCTTTCCTACTGATTGCATAAAACTTGTTTTAGCTTTAACTCTACTAGGTCTAGTAGTTTCAATTATTGTTTTAACGCCTTCGCCTTTTACTTTTTGTAATTTATACATTATTTTTTCTTACCCTTTGCTGCTAATTTTTGGAATTTAGCTTTTCCGTATTTTTTTCTTCCAATAGCAGCAGCTAAAGCTTTTGGATCTTTAACACCTTGTTTTTTTAATTTAGAAGTTAATTGTTTAAATCTTTTGCCTGTACCTAATTTTGGTTTTTTTTCCATATTAGTACTTAGCTTTCATTTTCTTACCAGATTTTTTTGCGTATTTTTTTGCAGCTGCTTTACCTTTTTTTGTGTAAGCAAACTTCTTTTTTCCTACCATTGGCATATTATTTTCCTTTTTTTTTTAAGTTTTTAATAAGATCGTTAATAGAATCTATACAGTTATTAATATATCTTTTCAATAGTCTCCAGGATTTTCTAATCATTTTAATAACCCTGCCATTCTAACATCTCGTTGTGTTGCCATTTGAGATGGAGCTTGTTGTGGTTGTTGAGGCATAGCTTGTTGTTGTTCAGCTAATAATCCTCTTTGTCTCTCAACTTCAGGCATAAGTTTAGCTTTGATAATAACCTGTAGTTCTTGAGCCTCATCTTGCGATAAGTTCATTATGTCGTCTGCTAGTTGTTCTAATCTATTAGCCATTTTTATTTATATGAAGTTATTTTGTAACTATATTTACCTAAATCAAGATCAGTAGTTTTGTATTCTTTTTTTTTATTTTTTTTTCTCATTTTATTAATACCATATCCTACGCCTGATCCTACTACAGCTCCTGCTCCTATTGCAGCTGCTGAAAGTCCTGGATAATTCTTAGTAAATTCATATTGATTTTTAATAATCTCTTTAGTTTTTCCTGCCATTTTTTTAGCTTGAACTTTAGTTTTAGACATAACTGCCTGTGCTTTCTGTTTCAAGCCTTTTGGTTTTTTTATTTTTGATATGACTTTTCCAGTCATTTGTCCGAATTTTGCCCACATATTAGTCTCCTTGTCCTATTTGTTGTTTTCGTTTTGGCAACCGCTTATTATAACTTTTAGCGTGTCTGCCTGGTCTTTTTTTAGGTGATTCCTTGATAAAGGTTATGGCTCCTATAGAACTTTTCTTCTTAGCCATTACTCATCATCATCCATCCACGACCCTAGCGTGTAACCGCCTAGTGAAGCTGATGTGATTTTTCGCTTAGTAGAGCTACCTAATGTTGCTCCGTATAAGCCTCTATAACCTTCATATCCTTTTTTGGCTGCACCCTTTATCCCTTTTATCAAAGATGCCTCTCCTGAAGCAAATTTAGTGCCTTGCAGGGCAGGTTTTGTAGCCTTGTCATATGCAGGTTTTAGCATTTTTTTAACTTTGGATGGTCTGATAGCTCTAGCAGCTTTATATCCTGCCTTTGCTATGCCATATCCAAATCTTGCCAATGCTGTATACATTTTATGTTCTCCTGTTTTATTGTTATATTTTATATATTATATAAGGGTTGATATTACAAACCCCCCCTATGGGTGGTAGATGTGACAAACCCCCCTTTATTAGTTTATCTCATCTGTCTATATTCGCTTGGGGTAACTTTAAAACCCCTTGTTTTATACACACAGAAACTCGCTGTTGCTCGTTGCTCTATGTTGTTTACTTTTATCACAGATTGTTTGCTTGTTCGTGCCTTCGTTCGGTTCACCTTGTGAACGAACTCAGTCACTTAGATTGAGTTATATATATATAAATCTGATAGTCATTATGCCTTGTGCGAAATACACTGATATACTGATTATCGGATTTGATTATTAACCATACCAATACTAACTAATGGGAGAATCTGAAATGAATAAAGTATATGGA